CCACTTCCAGTCCCAAGTCCATAGAGACACTGAAGCGAACCGGCACCAATCAATTCCAGATAGTTGTTATTGATGAACAGACCACCAGTAACATCGTCCCACTTAATGCAGTTCACTCTGCCAGAAATATCACCATTGCTTATGGTAATATACACGGCGGCATTGAGCAAGTAGGGAATGTCAAAGCCGTGCACTTTCGTCTGCAAGAACTCAAGTCCCTCAGGCTTGAGCACACCACTACCAGTGGTATAATTGAAAGAGTTTACTGCGATACCGGCGTTAGTCACTGCGCCGGTGCCGCCCCCCGATCCCTTAGTGCAGTTGAGCCCGTTAGTATTGACAACGTAGACAGCACCATTCAAACTGACGCACTGATTGATATTCAAAAACCAGCTGTCATTTATCCAGAGATTCTGCATAGTCGTGATGTCAATGCCAGTGTCGAACCCATTGACAATGACACCAGAGATGCGCAAGCCGTACTGCGTATCCGCCTCATTCGTTGTCCCAATACGCTTGATAGCGGTGCGCGCCGCCGTAGAACCAGTACCAGTGATGCCGAGGTCAGCGATATTCGCCAGATCAAATCCAGACGTGAAACTCATCTGAATTGCGTTGGTATCAGTCGCCAAGATGCAAGAGGATCGGCCACCGTCACCGCGAATGTTGACACCTTTCAGAAGGGTGATCGGTGATGCAATGTTGTAGCAGTCCGAGCCACCGGGGAAGTAAACCGTTCCCGCGCTAGTCCCCGTCAACAGTTGCGAATAGGTATTCGCAGCCACAATCGCATTATTGATTGCAGTTGCGTTATCCGTTACCCCATCTGCCACAGCACCATAGTCAAGGACAGAGAAAACATCCCTTGCCTTTGCTTGCCAAGTGCGCGTGATGAGCGAGTTGTAGGCAACGAAGCCCTGGAACGTCGGGTCAACTCCCACACCATTCGACGTGAGATGATAACCTGCCGTAGCGGACCCTGCATACGCTGCTGCACTTACGATGTTGCCGGTGCAGGTCAAGCCGCTGCCACACGCGATAGAGCCCGTCATGCCCCCGAGAGAAGTAACCCCGCTCGCAGTGGCGCTGTTTTCATCAGGAGTAATCTTGATGATGTAGTTCGTCGTGCGCGTGGGCTGCACCTGCGAGAATGGAGTACCAGAACCACCAGATGCAGCAGTACCAGTATTTGTCACCGTGCCAGTTGCTGCTACCGAGCCAGTGGATTGCGCAGTGGGATCAGTAAACTGACCGGAAGAACCGCCGGTGGCATTGCTGGATGAAAAAGTCCCGGTAGTCTTGACCCAAGTAGCCAGTGTTGATGTCGTGCTAACAGTCTGCCCACTAGCAACAGTGAAGTTAACGGCGGGCAGATTTGCTTGGGCAAAGGTTGTGCTCTGCGCGCCACCAAGCGCGCCCGCGCTGTTCGGGTCTTGCGAGCCAAAGTACGTGGTGGTGAGATTCGCGCTCGCCGTTCCACCCATGATGTTGTTGCCAGCAGGCACAACGCCACGGAAGTCGGGCAGATTAAACGTGGTGGTGCCATTCCCGCGCCCCCAGGGGAAGAACGTCGCGGTGACACTGGTGCTCACGTTCGCGTTCGCCGCAAGGGTTATGGTCGAGCTAGTCTTGCTCACCACCGTCGAGTTGCCCGCTGCAAGGCAGCTCAGCTCCACTGTCATGCCGATCCAGAAGCTGTTCGTATCGGCAAGACCTGTTAGGATGGGACTTCCGCTCGTGCAGAAGACGCTCTGCGCCGACGTGATCGCAGTGAAGAGAGAGGAGTAGGTCGTGCGGGAAACTTCCTGCCCGTAAGTGAAGGCGTACTGATTCGGCGCGGTCGTTCCGGCCCAAGGCTTGATCGTACCAACGAGATCGCCGTCGCCCGTCGCCGTCGGAGAACTGCCCCCGCTGCCCGTGCTCGCAGTGTTGAAATCCCAGATGGTGTTGTTATTCGAGTCCTTCACGATCTGGCGATAGCTGCCCTCGCCGTAGATCGGATTGGTCGGACGACCAGAGACTCCGAGCTGCACTGGATTGGCCTGCGCAGTAGCCTTGCTTGCAGAGGTCCAGGTCGTCTTCGCCGTGGTGGTGCTCGGCGTGTAGAAGTAGACCTTGCCGTTCGCCAGCGGGCGTCCATTCGCATCCATGAAGTACTGGATGGCGTTGGGCAGCAGCGCCGCGTCATCCGCGCGCAGCGCGCCAGCCGTCAGCAGAACGCCAATCGTCGCCAGAACAACCCCGAAATACCTATTCATTTCCTGCACTCCGCGCGGTACATCTTCTCGTTGAAGAGGATGCGTTTCTTAACGTCAAGGGGGGCACTGATCGCAGCGTCCCCACGGGACTGGATAATTGGCTGATAGACCTGACAATAGCTGTCGCCGGCAATTTGCCTGGTAGCACAGCTAGCGAGCAGGAGGCTCGAGCCCATACAACTCAGCATCAACGTCTTTTTCATCAAGGGCATTGATCTTCTCCAGAAGGGCTTTCCCGCGTTGGGTCATCGCGAGCGTTTTCTGCCCCTGCTCCGCAATTGCCTGATCGTACCCGGCGGCAATGAGCTGGCGCTGCTGGAAGAAGAGAATGATAGAATTCCCCACTTTCAGCAGCGCAATCGCCAATTGCAGCCAGGTCAGCATCTTACTTGATCACATTCGGCGGGGTGGCGTCCACCAGGGACTGCGGGGCACTTCCCACCAGATGCACGCTCGCCACATTCGGGCTGTTGGCAGCCGTGGTAATGATCGCGGTGGTGCGAGAGGCGACAGCCGCCCAGATCACCCCGGCGAACGCCAGCAGGCCGCCGAGAATCTGGCCCCAGCCACCCGCGTCGAAAAAGGGCACCTTCGCTGCCAGCAGCCCGCCGAGGATGCTGACGAGAGGGGCGAGGGTCGTTTGCAGTTGAGTCGGGTTCATTTCAGTCTCTCCTTCTTCCAGAGTGATGGGGCCACCTATTCACCTGAATATGTGGGTCTTCTTACTGCCTATTGTACCCTTCCACGAGCAGCGGAATGAGCGGATTGGTTCCCTGCAATGTCGGACTTCGCGAGCCCATCGAGACATCCAGAAGGTACTGCGTCGCGCGAGGGGAATTCAGGGCGCTGTTGGCCATCTTCCCGCCGCCGTAAATACCAGCAGCCAGTGCCAACGGCAGTGCGAAAGTTTCCGGGTGCTGGGAAAGCGCAGCGAGCACCTCCGGTCCCCAATGCGTGATGACCTTCGAGCCTTCGCTTGCAGCCACGCCCGCTGCACCTGCCAGTGCCAGTCCCCCAACCGTCCGCATAGCGGGGTGCTTCGCACTTGCAGGGGCCGCTCCTGGCGGTTCCAGGAATTGGCCGCCCCTTGCCAGCAGTCCAAGTTCCCCTGCGTTCTCCACATTCCCGTAGCGATCTTCGACAGCTTTCAGCAGCTTCTTCGGATTGTAGACGCCCTCGGAAGCCCCGCTCGCGCCCATGCTATCGTCAATGACCCTCGTGACCTTGTAATGCTTCCTGGCTTCGTCCCAGGCAGTTTTCTTGTCCACTGGCAAAGAGCGCCCCCAGGCATCGTCCATCGCTTCTCGCAGCTTCGGCACCACGTTCGCAATGTCCTTATCCTTGCTCATATTATCGAGCAGCCCGCCCTTCTGCGTGAGGTTCTTGTAGACTCCACCAGTCATGGGATTGTAAAGGTTCTCTTCCAGCTTGCGGATGAAGCCATCCACCTTCACCGCGTTGTCCACGGAGAGATTATCCACCGCGTAACGACGCACGGCGGAGAGGTCATTCACAAGCCCCGGCTCAAGCGCCGGAATGGAATAAACGGACTGAATGTCGTTCATGACCTTGCCCACGCGCTGGTCATTCTTCGCCACCCACGCCTGATTGATCTCCTTTGCCGGGAGGCCAGCATGTCCTGTCAGTTGCTCCCCAAACGCTTCCCGTTGCGTGGCATTGCCACCGCCGAAGACCTTATCCAGCCCCTGCGCGACCTTGTTGCTGCCCGGAATCTGCCCCGCGCGCACCGGCACGCCCGCATCCAGCAGCGCCTGCGCACTTTCCGCTGCCGTGCGGGAGACATGTCCCCCTATCTTGTCCACAATCTTGCCCACTACTGGATTAACAATCATGCCAACTGGCACTCCTGTTTTCAATTGTTCCCCTAATGGTTTTTCAGATAAATTAGCAGACAATGCTGTTGCTTCTGCCGCTTCTGCTCCACCACGTGCAGCAAGCGATGGAATACGCGCTGCCCCTTGCGAAGCCCCGGTGAGGAAATTCACAAGTCCCGCGCCCCATGGGCCAAGCCCTGCAACAGCCCTGCCGACGGGTGCAAGCATGCCAGCGCCTGCTGCCATCGCAGGAATCGCCGTCGCCATGCTTCCACCAAGCTCCCCCACAAGCGCCTTGCCCGGATTTTCCTTCTCGTAAGCCTTCCGTGCCTGCTGAATTTCTGCCGTCCGCGCCTCGTATCGCTTCGTGAACTCCGGGGCTTCTCCAGTAGGGTTCTTGAGGGCCTCAGAATACACGTCGGAAAGGCTGCCCGTGCCGAAGGCCCCCATGATATTAGGCAGGAAGCCCTGCGTCATACCGTGACCGATGGACATTCCCATGTTCCAGCCAGGCGTCGGCAGCACCTGTCCCCTGGGGTCCGCTTTCGTGGGGGCTGCCAGCTGCTGTCCGAGGGCGTCCGCGCGCAGGCGAGCGATCAGTGCCGCTTCCGGGTCATCCGCAGGACCGGGAGTAACAGAAGCTTCTCCGTATCCCTTGCGGAGGCGCTTTATTAATTCTGCTTCATAATCAATATCAGGCATTATTTCTTCTCCGCAGGAGCATTAGCTGCTGCAAGAACCTTCGTCCACCAAGCAGGAAAAGAATCAATTCCTGCGCTTTCAAATCCACGTGGTCTCCAGCCTGTCTTCCATCGCTGATATTCTTGTTGCTGATCTCCTGCACGGCGCACACCCTGCTCCAGGAAGCGGAACATCTTCTCGAGTCCGCGCGGATCGGTGTCAATCGTCGGGTTGTTCTTGAGAAACGTGGAGAAGTCCAGATTGGTGAAGCGTTGCCCGCTCCCCATATTGGTCTTCATCTCCTGCGTGGCGTAGCGAACTGCCAGCTTCTGGAACTCTTGAATTGCACCGCGATTGCCTCCGGCAGCCGCATCCACAACCTCTTTCGGAAAGCCAAGCGCATCGGCCAGCGCACCAATCCTCGCGCGCACTTCCATGCCGCCGCCCGTCTTGAAAGCCTTCATCGCATCCTGCATTTCCCGCAGCACACGCAAGTTCTCCTGCCCGACAGTGTTCACCGTCGTCAGCTCATTCTCATATTCCACCGCGCCCTTCGCGCGCTCTTCCGCCAGCTTCTGTTCCTGCGGAGAGAGCCCCGTGACGTTCGCCGCCGGGCCGCCAGCGCCCACAGGGGCACCCTGCCCACTGCCAGCAATTTGCGCTCCACTCCCACCGTACATTGGAGCGGCCTCAACGCGCGGGCGAATAGTCGGCTGCCCTTGCGCGTTCACGCCCTGCGTCGGAGCATTCAATTCTGCCGGAGTCGGGGTGATTTCCATGGCCCCGCCCGCAGATCGCGCCTGCCCGATGAGCGGTCGCTTCTGCACCGGCTGCACACTTCCGCCAGTATTAACCATCTCGATCGCGCCGTAGATGTCCGTCATGGTCTTGTCAACACCACGCGCGGCAGTGGCAAAGTTCTTCACGTACTGGAAGCGCTGTGCGTCAGTCATGCCAGCGGTCATGGTGAGAATTTCTGCGGCGTCCTTCGCGTCGATCAGCCCGTTTTCTCCAACCATCGTGCTGAGTGTACTCGCGATCTGCTTGCTGGTAATGCCAGGAGTACCTCTGCCACCATTCTGCAGATTGACCTTGTTCGCTGCACCAGCTTCCGCCTCCGCAACAAGCGCGCCAGCCGCATCTCCCATCGCACCGTAGCGGACTTTGTTCGCAGTGAGTTCCTTAATGACCGTATCCGCCTGCGTGTTCTGCCGCTGGATCATCTGGAGAGTAATCTCGGGCATCTTCCAAGCAACGTCGGGATTGCTCGCTCCATGCACCAGGAATTTATTGACATCAAGCTCCCCCGTCTGCGGATCAATGGATTGCTGCAAGATCGGCCCGAGGGCCTGCCGTGCCTTGAACTCCATCTGTTGGTTCTGCAGTGCCTGTTGCGCACCCTGAATCTGCAAAACCTTCCCGATCATCGCAAGCGGATCGCCTGCAGGAGCAATTGCTGTCGGATAGGAGGAGGTATCGACGCCAACTGTGGGCATGGAGTGTTATTCCTCAATAACCGTAAGCATTGTAGCCAACTGTTGGCATGCGATAGTCACCAACGCCAATTGTACCGCCAGACCATGGTGCTTGCGTCGCCGGGGTGCCATTCGACATATAGTTGCTCAGAAGGCCGTATTGAGCAATGCTGTTCGCGGTGTTTCCCACCGCGCCACCGATCGCATTGCTTGCCGCCGCCTGCGCGTTGCCCGCGCCCACAGTGTTGGCCGAGACCCCCGATGCAAGGGCATTGCCGCCCGTGGCAAGCGCCCCCGCCGCATTCGCCCCGACAGTGCTCTGCCCCGTGAGCATGTCGTAGATGCTTTTGTTCTGATTCCAGTAGTTCTGGAATTGCTGCTGATAATTGGTGCTTGCGATACCGGTAGGACCAGAAACATAATCGACAGCACCCTTAATTGCCGCACCAGAGCTTCCAAGCCCTTTGGCTGCATAAGAATTCTGTACTGATTTGAGTCCCTGGTTCTTGATAAATTGATAACCAGGAGTTTGCTCAAGCTGATCCATGGTGGGGGCAAAACCAGCAGTAAGCGCACCACGCCCGCCCATTTCACCGTTATACCATGTCGGAGCAGTATCTGATGCACCAGTAAGGAAATTTACCAGCTCACTGGCATTCGCGCCGCCCTGCATCCAGGGCGCAAGGTTTGCTGAATTTGTTTTGTATTGTTGCTCAAGCCTCGCATTGGCATCACGCGAGGCAGCCACCTGCGCATCTGCTGCGCTGCTCGCACCGAACGCCTGTGCGATACCGCCTACCGCTGAGCCGATACCACCAATTAGTGCGCCTGTCGGCATGCCAGAACCTCAAAATCCTTACTCACTGGATCAACAAGCAGAACAGCATTCTGAATGTCGAGTATCAGTGGTTGGGCGGAAATTAAGCGGACTTCGGCATAGCCTGCAAAACGACTCCAACGGTTATACAATATCAGGGCTTTGTCAACCTGTCCGGCCCAAATCATAGCCATCGTGGCCCCGACATTTACGTCATGCGCCGGATCATCTGCATGCCCTTCCGGCGGACTAAGAAATGCCAGTTTCTTCTCTTCCAGCTTCCGATGAAACTCTTCTCCCAAGGGTGCCAGCACTCCCGCAGCGTAGGGTTGGTAGAGCCAATCGGAGTACCGCAGTGTGTAGTATCCGACAGATTTCGCCGGGACGCCTTCCTCGCGGGAGGGCCATGCCCCCGCGCGCTCGAACTCAAACCTCGCACCGACAGCACGGATGGCCGCCTCTGCCCCCACGTTCCCTTCCGGCACCTGCGACTGGAGTTCCATCGCGGGACTTTGCAGAAAGAGCCAGGAAACCATTTCCCGAATAGTCCTCACGCACGAGACCCCACGATACGCCGCAGTAAACTGCGTATGGATTTCATACACCCCCGGCTCCTGCCACTTCGCGATAATCCCGCCCTCGCCACACATGAGGACAATATTGCGCAGATCACCAACGATAGGGGATAAGTCGAGCGATTCCTGCCCCGGAAGAGCCACATCAGGAAAAACACTCGGATCATTGACGACCCTATTGATACGAGCGGGGTTGAAGTCTCGGCGAAACGGCAGCATCAGTTTTTCCTCCTCGGCGTGGGGACTATTCATCAAGAATTCCATAAGATGCCAGGGCATTGATGAGTGTCCCTAGCACTTCCGTCAAAAGCGTTATCTGCGTTGCAAGGTCTACCGGAACGACACTTCCCCCATAGTTCGTGAGCGGCCCCTTGTTCTCCGTTGTGGTGCCCGGTGTCCACCCTGTCTGCTGCGGCGCGCCTGCACTCGCCAGCCAGAGGGTGCGTAGAAGCGTCCGACCTTCCTTCGAGAGCCGTCCGTCAGCGTCCGTGAAAGGGAAGTTGGAGACGGGAAAGTTTGTTTGCTGCGTCATGTGCCCGCCGGAACCACGTTCACATAAGCGCCATTCAGTGCGGTGTCTACCGGACTGGTCCACGAGACTTCGTAAAGCATGTCACGCGTGAGGCCCTGGGAGCCCGCCCACGTGGGCCACACGAGATAATCCCCGAGTGCGCCAAGACTCTGCGTTTGCGCAGCCTTCCAAGTCTTCCCCTTGTCATAGCTGTACCGCATGGTGACAGTGTAGTCGTCCGTGTCGAGGGCGGTGCCGCATTCCATATCGAGCGTGAAGCGGGAGAACGAACTGCGCTTGGCCATATTCTGCATGTGGGGGAAGGAGCGTACCCGCAGAATGGGATTATCATTGTCCGTGTTATTCCCAAGGTCGTACTCGTAAAGGTTCCCGTTCTCCCAATCCCCTGCCAGAATCTTCCCATAGGCAGCGATCAGGAAATTCGGGCGAATGCGATTCTCGTCCCCATCCGGCCCGAGCCACATCCGCTCATGCCAGAGGTTCTGCGTTCGGTCAAAGACCCAAGTAGCATTCGCAGTGGGGAACGTCAGCACGTAGAAGATGTGATCCAGCTGCTGGTACACCATCCCGATGGCGTCGGAAATGGTCTCGTAAGATGAAATTTTATTGGCGATGGCAAAGGTGCTGATCGGCACAGCCTTGTAGTCCTTCCCCATGAAAACCATTGCCTTGCCATCCGCGTTAATCCCCAGCCAGAAGATTTCCACATCATGCCGCGCGACGGATGCCTTCGCCACGCAGCCCTGCTCAATATACACGCCCGGTTCGATCTGGAAGGGGAACTGCGTCCCGCCCACGTCGTACCAGAGTTCGGTACTCTTTTGCGAGCCCAAGAGCCAGAGTTCCCGATGGTTGACCATCAGGACTTGAATGTTGTCTGGGTAGCTGGTTTTCGACGCAATGTACGTGGGGTCGATCACCAGCGTGTTGGAGAGGGTGCAGAAAAACTGACGGGTATTCGGTCGGTTGAACACCAGGAAAGTGTCAAGATACTCCACTCGATCCGCGCCCAAGAACCTGCTGTCGGTCCAGGTCACGTCGATGGTCGCGCCGACGAGACCGCCCCCAGTGACTGCCAGCGGGTTTGCAAGCGGCGCGTAATACGCACCCTCATCCGCGACGGCGACGATGGCGGTTAGGGCACCACCGGAGATGGTTCCCTGAATGGTCGCCGCGCTGTAGGCATCACCGACGACAGTGAGCGTGACCGCACCATCCACACCGCCCGAACCACCTGCCGATACCGCTGCAGATGCAATCCCGTATCCTGGGTATGGCGTCATGACATTGGTGGTGAGGTTTACCACAAAGGCGCTGGCACTTCCATCCACAATCACCAGGTCTTCCCCATTGTCCTGCATGCAGACAAGACCTTCGGGCGACGTGATGCTGCCGAGGGTGAAGAAGCGCCAGGTGGAATCCACGAAGTAGAGGACGTAGCCAACGCAGATGTAGAGGCCGCCATTGCTTGCCAGATACGCGCCACCGGGGCGAGCCTGCCCCACTGTCGGACCGTCCGTTGTGCCAGCCTCCCGCAGTAGCGTGAGCCCCGGTGTCAGGTAGTCCGTGTACTGCGTCGGTGCCCCTTCCGCGTTCTTCTCCGGGTAGAGGTTCACGCAGCGGATATTGTTCGCAATTACCGAGCGGGATTGATAAAATCCCCCAACGATAGGGACGGGGACTGTCTGTGCGCCGACGCCACCCTGGGCCATTCCAGCAGTTCCTCAGAATTGCCCGTAGGAGATACTACCCGCCAGCAGCACATTCGCGCTGTTGACAAAGCAGAGGTCCTTTCCTGCTGGCACCACCATAATGGGACCGAGGCCTCCGCCCACAGAAATATTCCCCTGCGTTGTCATGGTGTAGACGCCAGTAAGGCTCGTGGTGCCCGTACCGCAGGTGGAGCCGCTTCCGTAGATGAAGCTGCCATTGGCCGTACCCGCCGCGTAGAGATTGAAGTTGGTGACGAAAATTCGCTTGTTCGTCACCCCCGCGATGAGAACGGTCGTCGCGGCACTGCTGGAGGAAATCGCCTTCGAGTTATCCCCCTGCACGATGGGGAAGCAACCAGAGCCGCTGCTGGCCTTCCCGCAGATCAGTGTCTGCGCTTGAGCCGGAAGGGCCGCTAACGAGAAGAGCAGGAGAAATCCTGCAAGAAGTAATTTTCGCATGGAAGTTCTCCTGCTCAAGAATGTTAGCTCAGACGATACAAAACCCAGGCACCAGCACCAGTTTTTCTGGCACGGAAGAGCCCAGAAGAGTTGAGAGACCCTGCTGCACTGTACGCATGCAGGTCCATGCTTCCAACAAGCGTCCAACCAGTATTTGTCGTGATGGACGCATCTTCCGCATCGACAGTACTGGTATTGATAACGCTGAAGTCGAAAGCATCGCCCGCAGCGGAAGTGGGCAGCGCCGTGTCGAGGTCCGTTGCCAGCGGCAGTTGCTGCGCACTGGTTGCACCCCCTGCCTGATTGACCGTGATGATGCCTGCAAGCAGGTTTGCTGCAGTAAGCGTTGCCGAGGTCGTCTTCGCGGCAGGAGCTCCCTGAGAGACAAAGCGAACGCCCGAAGTGCGGACGACACCGTTGACACCAGAGCCATGCGCCGCGCCACCTGCGATGTTGACATCACCACCATTACCATTGCCAGCAGTACCCGCACCACCCGCAATCTCGGCAATACCGCCTGCACCAGAAGTCGCACCACCCGCACCACCAGTGACATTTGCAGCACCGCCAGTGCCGGTTGCACCGGCCAGACCGCCGACAACCTTGCCGACACCGCCAGCAGCAGAACCTTGTCCCGCGCCACCTGTGACACTGGCGACACCACCGGCAGAATTACCTGCCGTACCAGCACCACCCGTGACTGAAGCAGCACCACCGAGACCACTCGTTGCGCCGCCGATGCCACCGACAACAACTACCGCACCGCCAGCACCAGTCGCGCCAGGCAGACCACCCGCAAGAGTGTTGGCACCACCAGCATTACCACTGGTGGATGACGTGCCACCCGTGATGACGATTGCACCACCCTGCGCCGCGTCAAGACCATTGATCCCGAGCGAGGCATCAAGTGCCTCAATGTCGGGGACCGTGACAGTGCCAGAGAACGCGCCGGTAGTGCCCGTGATCGGGCCGGGCGTACCACCACCAGTGAGATCGTTGATCTCATCCACGAGGGTATTCATATGCGTTCCGTCCATCAGACGGAAACCAGGTTGAAAACGCTTGATCGCTACCATCTTCTAGCTCCTCGGCCGCATTGCGGCCTGCTTTGGCATAACGCCGTGATTGAACGTGCTGAAATCGTGCTACGCAGTATTAGTCCCACTTCGTCAAATGAATACGTGGCCCCTCCCCTACCGATAATTATCACTGTACGGATTGTAAATGCCCGGACGCAGCAGCTCTCCCGGCATCTGCAGCCGTGCGATCTGCGCATTGCTTCCCCGAAGGACATTCAAGGAGTCTTTCGCAAACGCAATATCTGCTGGCTTGGGCGGAAGGTCATACGCGCTGCGCAAGATGACCGTCAGATTCCAGTGAATGGCGTTGAAATACTCTTCCGGCAGCGTGAGGTCGTCGTTGAAGTCAAGCGCGCCAGTCAGCTGTTCTTTCACCGTGATGAAGAGGGCGTAGATGGTAGCCTGGGGGATCGGCCAGGGATAGAAGTGCCCAAGAGGGAAGTCGTTCGAGTAAAAGGCCGTGGTCGGGAACGTGCCGAGACGCTTCAGCCCGATTCGATTGTAATCCTCCCAGGACGTGAGAATTTCAAGCGGATAGTCCGTCTGGTTGGGAATGCCCGGCACCAGCTGACGGAAGAACGCGTACTCGATCTTGTCCGGCCGTTGATAACTGGTAGTGTCCATATCCCCGCCCGGACCCACAGTATAGGACTGCGCGCCCGTGCTCACGACAGAATAATTCTTGAGATTGTAGACCAACCAACGCTGGCGACGCCATGACGCCAGCATCCAATTCAGGCGCGCGAGGGCATTCGTACTGTCCTCCGGCACTGCCTGCTGCCCCATCCCGATCACGCCCGCATCCTGCAAGCAGAGCGTCAGCATGTCCTGTACGGTCGGATCGGAGACGGGGAAGGCCATTCGCTTAGACTCCAGACTTCAGCGGGGCAGAGACCTTCGGAGCCGTGCCGACAGGCGACGGACTGCCAGCAGGCGTCTGCGGCTTGAGCAGCGGATTGGGCTTCGCGACGACTTCCGGCTCTGCCGCAAACGCTGCCGGTGCATCCGCCGGAAGCATCTCCACGGAAGAGGTCTGCGGGCCAGACTTCTTCGCCGCGATCTGCTTCGAGAGGTCGTTCCCTTCGTACTGCGAAAGCTTCTCCTGCGCTTCTGCCAGCTGTGCCTGCAGCGCCGCAAGAGGATCGACCGCGCTCACTTCCAGCCCGGCATTCGCCAGGATTTCCGCCTCTTCCATCGCGTTCAGTGCCCGCCCGATCTTCTGTCCATCCGGGCTGCGGATGACCTTCGGATACTCCTTGTAAACTCGGCGCGGAAATTTCAGCGAGGCGAACTGCCCCTTGTAGCGGCGAGTGACCTGTTCCGGCGCATCACTATTGATTGACGAAAACGACATTCTATTTCTCCTATTCGGCCCTAGGACCAGTCGGCGGGATATGGCTTCGGGGGAGGAAAACTTGGAGGCAAACCTCCCCCGCGCCAGGAAGCAACCAGTAGCGCGCCGAACACCACTGGTTGCTCTAGTGCATCACCAGCCGTTAGCTGGTGACAATCGTATCCGCGACGACGCACGCCCACTCCGGCCGAACCCACAGATAGCCGTAGAGAACGTCGAGACGAGTGATGAACTGATCGCTGCGAACGTCGTAGTCCGAGATCATGCGGAGGGAAATGCCGTCATACGCCTGGCGATCCGCCTCGTGGACACCGCGCGGCAGCTCCAGATCGGCAGTGGCCATCGTCACTGCATCCGGGGCGAACGCGAAGTTCTTGAGGTAGGTTTCGCTCGCAACACCGACCTGCCGAACTTGCGCCGCGTTGTCCGGGGACGCCACGACAGTCTGGTATTGCACCTGGTTCGTGCCATTGCCGGGGACAATCGCGGGGTAGATCGGGATTTCGGTGAAGGCCGTCAGCACATCGTCCGTCACGACGAACTGCGCCAGCTGCCCCGTGCTCTGCTTGGTGATACGGTTCACCGCGAAGCAGTCGTCAATCGTGATGACATCGCCGAGATTCAGCGTACCCGTGCCAGCGTTGACCGTCAGGGTGCTACCCGTCTGATCCGCGCCATTGACCGTGCCGCCCACCGCATTGAACGTGCCGTTCGTGTGCGCGATGACCGTCTGGTCCATGTACCAGTCGAACCCGAGGGTGTCGCTGGCCATCTGGCCCGAGCGATACTGCTCACTGATCTTGGCCGCCGGGTTGAAGAGGCCCGAGAGAGACGCGACCGTATTGGCCTGAGTCTGCGGATGCATGATGACCTTGCGGGTCAGGCTTCGGGGCGTGCTCATCAAGTCGAGCTTCGCACCAGCCTGCAGCCAGGTCTGCGCCGAGGGGGAGATCGTGGCACCGCCGGAGACGTTCGCGACGTAATTGCTGATGCCGCCTTCGGCACCCGACATCACATTGACGGCCACGGCACCCGCCAGGTTGTTGACCATGGGGGCGAGCACGCGACGGGAGAAGTCGTCCAAGCTCATCGTGCGATCGACCGAGGAGTACGACACGTCCACGCCCTGCTGGGTCGCCAGCACCAAGGTCGTGTTCGTTTCGTTGGTGTCCTGCACGCTCGCAGTCGCACCCGTTCGCACCGTGAAATCGTTCGGATAGCGAATCCTCAGCGCAGTACCGATCTTCGCACCCGTGCGGGCGAAGGACTCGTCATACTGCATGTCGATGTGCTGGATGAAAGCGTTCGTATTCCGCCAGAGCCTTACGGCCTCGCGGGTAATCATGTTGATAGTCAGAAGACTGTTGGCCATGGTCCTGCTCCGGGCGCTACGCGCCGAGTGTCATTCATCCGTGCCTGAGCGGACAAAAAGGGAGCAGGCGTCGCAGATGGTTTTACGTCACATCAGAGGACGGAAGGCGAAATTAACGGCCAGCGCGTTTTGGTAAAGACTTCTCTCGCAGCTTGATCCAATCCGCGATGGGAAGATTGTTGTCCTCCAGGGAGGGAGTGTTGCGACCAGCGCCACTGCCGACTTTCGGTGTGACCGGCGGCGGAGCACTCGTGACTTTCTTCGGCGCTTCGGGGGCCTTGATACTGCCTGCAAGCGCAGCCAGCGCCACTGCCTGCTCGATCGGCTCGAGCGACAGAATCCTGTCAGCCTCGGCAATGTCACCTCCGAGGTGATACATGACCTCGGCCCCTTTGCCGGTGGCCATTGCTGCCTGCACGAACGTCCGGGGAAGCTCTCCGAAGCGCTGCAAGTTCGCAGCTACCTGGTCGAAGTCTTGATGAGTGCCACGGCCCCGTGCAACCTCTGCCGCCACCTTCTCGTTGAAGGCATTGTTCGCAGCGATTTGCGCAGCCATCTGCTGCAAGTCGGGCTGCGGCTGCTGCCGTACTGGCTGTTGCTGCTGCTGGATGGGCTGTCCATCCGAGTCCACCTGCGGTTGCAGCGTCTGCGTGACCTGATTGAGCCGCTCTTGCAGCAGGCGCGCTTGCTGTTCTGCCGCTTCGCGCGCTCGACGCTCCGTCCAGCGCTCCGCAACCAGTTGATTCATCCGCTGTTGTGCACGATCCTGGGCAGCAGGGGGAACAACGGCAGCAGCATCCTCGGGAGGAGTAGTGCCACTATCGTCTGCAACCGCAGCAGTACCAGATTCCGCGGCTGGGGAGCCCGCATCTGGTGCTACGGGGGTTCCCCCTGCATCTTGTTCACCCGCAGCAGGGTCAGGCGCAGCACCCCCCTCATCATCTGGGCGGCGAAAGAACACTGCTCCTGCTTGCATTCGGCGGATGAAGTCTGACATCAGTGCGTCGTCCTGTCTCTATTCGCGCTTTGGGCCTGTCGGCGGGATATTCTTGCCATGCGAAGCGCGTTATCCTTCACTAAGGCATCGTGGATGGCAAATTTCAACTCCTCCCCGCAATTGGTCTTTAGCATTCGGGCAAGGGTGGACCTTGCATCCTCAACGAGTTCCGGCCACTTTAATTCAAGAAACCGTATCTCGTATTGGGCCAACGTGCTCAGCTCGGGATTGAGCTTTTTCCACTCTTCCCACTGCACGTTGTTCTTCATCATCATGTCATAGAGGTCGCCAGCCATCTCAATGGCCGTCGCGCGGATCAGCGGATGGCAGTGTTGATCGGGGCCTTTGCCGACCTTCGGTCTTCCAGTGCTCATTGTTCTTTCCTTCGGCGTTCGGCCGCACGCTGGAGCGGCAGTTTCATTCGTCCCATCCACTGATCTTGCCAGTCAAGACTGTCGATGATCTCATTGATGCGGGCGGACAGTGGCTGCGGCGGGACGATCTGTGCTTTTTGCGGTGCAGCCGCCTGCGCCCGGTCGCTTCCCAGCAGTGCAGCAAGGCCCGTTCCGCCCGCTGCCAGCCCACCAAAGTTCCTGAGCATGTTAGGCGAGGTCGGGTCAAAAAGTTCCGCGAAGCGGGACTTCACCGTGCTCGCGCCAGAGGGGAAGGTGATGAAGATTTTGCTAGGAGTCCCGAGTGCATGCGTGGAGCTCGGTTCATCCCAGACGTTATCCACGATCACGCCAGGCGCGCCCTTCTCCCGTGCCTGCGCAATACCCCGCTGATTACCAGCAGAAGAAGACCAATGCGCGCCAGCAGCATCGTAGTAATGGTATTTGCTCGTGTCGAGCAGCAGCGGGGCAACGCTCGCGCCCTTGTCGAAGGCTCCGCCTGGAACATGCCAACCGGGGTGCTTGCTCAAATAGTCGGCGTACATATCAGCAAGCATAGGATTGGCAGTGGAGTATTGTTGCGATGCGCGCTCGAAATCATGAACAGCTGCAACATCCTCTTCCCGGATTTTCAGCCCCCGAAAGGCAGGAGTGGTGTAGCCTTGCTGCACCGCGCGTTCGGGCAGGTTCTGGAAGAGCGGCGCAATTGCTTCCTCGTAGCGCTTCTGCACTTCCAGAAGGTCTGGCGCTTTTATCTCCTTCGAGGAGGGAGTGGAGATTTGGTTGATGGGGATGGTCTTGGGAGCGGTATTATTCCCAGCAATCCAGGTCTTCGCTTCTTTCTCGCTGTCAACAACTTTCTGCGTCTTCCCCGACATCGCATCGAAGATGTGGTAAAGGCCGTTGTCGTCTTTCTCGTAGTCGAGGACTTGCTTCGGAGCAGCAGGAGTATCCTTGACAATCGACTCTGCAATGGACGGCACTTCCGCAGCATTCTGGCCCGGCTTCAAGAACCATTCGCCATTATGGTTAACAAGCTCCTGCTTATCAAACCACTGGTAATGTCCATTTGCATCTTTGGTGTAAACTTCTTGGGAAGTCTCGCCCTTAATTGGGAGCTTTTGACCAAGAGAAGCAGTTTCTTTCTCATATTTGTTTACTGCATCAACAGAATGGCCCTTATTCTTCGTGTCCCAAGCAGCCGCAAACTTATGTGCTTTAGCCTGATTGTCAAAGGAGTCAATCCAATCACCATTGCTAGCATAGACGCCGTGCATTCCACCTTCGGCTTTAACGTAAGTACCGTTGTCTCCAATAAAGGAGTCTGCAGCTTTGGTAACAGGCGTTTCGGCTACCGCTGTTTTCGCTGGTTGCAGCGTCGGGTTCTTCGCGGCGTCTTTGTAATAAAAGTCCTTCACCCCAGGATTAAGTGATCCCCACTGCTCAGCGAAATTGTCCGCCCATCCCTTATCCTTGCTGCTTCCCGCCAGCTTTCCCGTCTCCGCATCGAAAACATGATGCAGCCCATTTGCCTTGTCGAAGACGCTGAAAGCTGCTTTATTATCCAGCACCGCGCCAATGGCTCCAAGCGCATGCTCCGTCGGGTCGATCTTCGGTTTGAACAGCGCAGTGCCTTTCGCTGCCGCCCGTGCTTCCGGCCCCACCGCTGGCAGCATTCCCAGTGCAGCGGCTGCCACGCCCATGGGGTCGTTTGCTGCCTTCGCATGCAAGAGGTCCGCCGCGCTCAGCCCCGCACCGAGCGGAGGGAAGAGCGAAAGGACATTCGGGACGCCCTCGGCAAAACGCTGGTGGGCGAGGGACGCCCCTGGTCCTGCGCCAAGTGTGCCTGAAACCCAATGAGCAAAGCGCTCGCTTGGCGGCGGATTGTACGCACGGAGTTCAGCCTGCGGCTGGAAAGGCCACGGGTCTTGCGTCCGATCTTCTCGTCCAGTCAACCAAGCGAGCACATTAGCCATGGTAGCTACTTCCGCTTCTTGTCCATCTCCCGCTGACCCTTGCGGTCCATCTTCCTGTCAGCGGCTGAGCCTTCCCAAGCAGACTTCGACATTCCCGCCTTCTTCGCGGCCTTCGCATCCCGCTTCTCGTCCAAGCGCGAGCCCTCATACTTTCCTTTGGCCATCAGGGCCTCCTATCAAATCGGGCGGTAGGAATTACTGCCCGAATAGTCCCGCGCGTAGGTGCGACCGTCTGCCCCCACGTGAACCACGGGTTTCGGCGCACCAGGCGCGCTCATGAAGGAGAACGCCTGCTGCTGATTTCCGCCAAGTGCAGCCTCTTGCAGCACCGGCTGCGTGGCATCGACCACGGGGTCGAGGCTTACGTTGAAGGTCTCCTTGAGCGCCTGCGCGATGAGCATCTCGAGTTCCGCAGTGGTGACGCCAGCACTTGCGGCACTCTTGGCACCCTCGCCACCTGGGGTCTGGTGGGCCATGATCTGCGTCTGCTTGGTCTTATTGACACTATCAAAGAGCATTTTGAGGCGATCCGTCAGTGCCTTGAAGGAATCCACTTGCCGTAGGGCATCCTTGCCCTTCAGCTTGATCTTGTCCATCGCAGATTCTTCCATCAGGCTCTGCAGCAGCTTCTGCATCTCCTGAATTTGCGCCATCATCTGCTGTTCCTGGACAGAGGGGCCTTCCCCGAGCGCCACGGGCGGGACCATGCGACGCAAGCGCGCAGCAGCCTCATCTGCCTGATCGAAATCGGAGTTCCGCAGCAGGATGTCGCCGATAACGGACACCAGCTGGGGTGCTTGTGTCAACAGCAAGGAGAGGGAACTGACTGCCTCCTGCCGACGGGTGCCGTAATCCGGCCCAACGTCCACCTGCACGTCAAAAGTGCCGATGCTGGGGTTCCAAAGCACCTGCTCCACCTTCTGCGTTTCGTAATTCACGCGAGCATCGTGTGCTTTCTGCTGGCGCGGGTCGATCATGACCTCGAAGCTCGTTCCGTCGTTCGCCAAGCACCGCTGAACTCGCTGCACATCGTAAATCTTCGGCCCGATTTCCATCAGAATGCGGCCAATGCGAGCGATTGCCTGATTCTGCGCATTCACGTAATGGAACGTTGCAGTCTCTGCTTGGTCCATCCGACGATCAATGGCACTGCCAGTCCGCTCATTGCCCTGGCCCTCCATCACATTCGGCCCCTGCCCACTGACCATGAGCATTTCCTGATCTGCAATCTGCATGCCGGAGAGGGCGACGGGCGCAGGAACGGGCGGTGCTATGCGCTGCGGCGGTGGAATGGCCGTCGTCCCGTCATCCATGAAGGCGTTGTAGGGCAGCACCGCGTTGCTCACCCGATTGGCGTTGTTCCAGTAGACCTCGTAGTTCTCAATCGCCTGCACAGGTGCGATCCAGGGGGTCTTGGTCTGGTTTGCCCCGTACTCCACGGCCGTGGAAGCCCAGAAATTGTACATCCGCTGAGGATCGATCATCGCGCGCGTGTGCGATTTCCAGTCATACACCCCATCCAGCACCACTTCCTCGGCAATCAGCGGCACCAGCGGGATGGTTTCGCCCGGCCAGATGCTTTCATCCACAATATGATTCCCAATGATGTAGTACCACTCGACCTTCATCACCTCCTCTTCCCGCATCTGCACACCAGACTCGGGGTCTTTCGACTGCTCCACCAGCTGGTCGATGATTTCCTTCCCCGCGACACCACCGAGCGTCTTCTCGGAGAAAATCTTCGGCTGTTCCCCCTCCTTCACGACGGAGAAGAGCTTCTGCCGCTCTTCCACTCGACGGAAATACTCGCACTTGCGAACGCGATCGGACGAAACCCAGTCCCCACCTTCGACCAGGGCCTGATCTGTCGCGTACTTGGCCCACTTCGGATGGTACTTGACGAACTCTTCCTTGTCCTGGTCCTCGAAGATCATGGCATAGTTCATGTCCTCTTTGACCAGTCCCTTGGCGTCCCGGTCGAAGAAGACTGTCAGGGGGTCATTGAGGGACGTGATCTTCGCCTGCTGGTGCATCGTCCCCTTTTCCCACTCCGTGTACACGCGGAGGTATCCGACGCCCGCCTGCACCATGAAACTCAGCGCCTTGTCGTAGTGATCTGGCGCGCGACTTTGGTACTGAATCTGGCGCATCAGGGCTTCCCAAATCTGTGCACTCTCGAAAGTGGCCCCATTGCCCGTCGGCCTGATCTTCACACTCCCCTTGTTCTTCTTCGCCTTGTTGATGATCTCCAGATTGTGCTGTCGGAGTTTGTTGATCGTCAGCACGGGCTTGTCGTCGTAGTCCCGAGCACGCCGGATGGAGTTCGGCCATGCGTCCAGATTGTACGGGTCCGCGTTGGCCATCTTGTAATCTTCGAGCCAATTCCTTCTGGCATCGCTGAACCAAGAGTTGCAGGTATCCCAGCGCTCTTGCGCCTCCACCACTACCGGATCGACGCTGCTGTCATTGTCATTGGGGCCGGAATCGACTGACATTCAATTATCCTCCACCGCGCATCCAACCAGTTGCGCCATCGTTCCCGCCGAACAGATGGGGAGTTGGTCGTGCAATCTCAAGCGCGCGGCCCTGCGATGCCGCACTAATTCCATCTGGCGGAGCAGCCCCACCCGGCAGGTTGAGCGCAAGCGGCGCGCGTCCCGTGCGGATTTTGCTCGTCACCGCCGCATAGCGGAAGGCGTCCGCCGCGTCACTGTACTCGTCGTGCAAGGGCACCCGCGAGAACATCTTCGTATCCGGGTCTACCTCCCAACGGTAATGACGAAGGGCAGTGAGACCATCAGCGCACAGAGCAGTATCAAACCAGCAATTCCCAAAGACCGTACGCGCGGCTGCGATGCCATCCAGGATGCTGAGCTTGGGAGTGATTCGGACGGAGATGCCAGGGAAGAGTTCTTTGAACTGCTCCTCGACGGAAAGTTTGCTGCCATAGCGCTTTGCTTTAGCATCATGGGGGAGCCACAGAGTACCGAGGTTATATCCGAAGTCCTTGATGATCTTGGCGTGGTCTGCAGGGTCTTTCCGATTGCTCTGGTGGAAGTTGATGAAGCGCAATTCCCAGTTGATGATTTGTCGGAACCAGATGCTGGTGTAGTCCGACTTTCCGATATCAAAGATGACATCGACTGGAACTCCTCGCATATGAGGGACTTGCAGCACCGCGTGTCCCATTTCAGCAGCTCTTTCCGCTTGCCTGAGAGTGAGTTCGCGCATTTGGTCGGCATAAATGGCCCCTTCGAGGTTCTGCTTGCACTGCCCCTCATAAACGTGGAGATATTCATCATAGTCGCTGACCTTGAGGTCCTCGATCTCGGCCATCAGCGGCTTCGGATACCACGGGTTGTCGCGGTAGGTGGTATGCTGCAGGATGGCATTCGTGGGAGTCTGCTTGACAAAACGCTTGTACGTTGGGTCGGTCTCAAGCAGCGGATTGAAGGAAATCCAGATCTCGCTCCACGACGGCTCAGTGTCGGAGTGAATGAAGCAGCGCTCCTTACGGATGGTGGGGATCAGGTCGCGCCAGCTCTGATCGCTGACCGTCTGCGCTTCTTCCACCCAGCAGATGTCCACACCCTCGTAAGACTTGAGATTGGCTGCGTTCAGGCGAATGCCCTCGAAGGCGAAGGTCGTGCCGTTCGCGCCGCGAATTTCGCTCTGCAGCACTTCATAGAAGTGGGAGAGCCCCATGGTCTTGATCTGATCTACCAGGAGCTTATGCACGGACTCCTTGATGCTCTTCTGCATCTCACGGGCACAGAGTATGCGCAGGGGGCGTTGGTAGCCCAGCAAGAGAAGCGCGCGGGCGAAGTTCCAAGAATTATGAGTGACCGTTCCATCTTCCAGAAGAAAAAGATGGTCTCCATCAAGAGTGAAGCCTGCCCACTCTCCATTTCCAGCAGGAGTAACAGTAATCTGTGAAAGCAGATAATCCTTGTTCGGATTCAAGTCATCCTTGCTGATAATCTTTCGCGCGACCTTGCACGGAATACGCCAAGCATCACCGCTGATTGAAACTCGATAGGTTGTTCCGACAACTCCATTGCAGTAGGTCGGAATCTCGTGAAATTTGGTTCGAAAGCCAAGTGAGTTAGCAATAAATTTGATATCATTTGCCAAGCTAAATTTGGTTTGTGTTATCACATAGTAGTTGTGTGTATGCCTAGTTCCATCAGTGTCAATATACCCTGCAAGAAGCTGCAGACGAACGCGCTCACTCGCAGTTTTGTACGCCAAGGGGATATGCTTATCATTTGCAAGTCCCCAGTTCTTAAATTCTTGCCAAAGTTTGTTATCCTGCTTACCGACTGAGCCAACGAGGCCGATGTCATATGCTTGCTGTCCAGGCTTCTTATTCATGACAAGTCGTAAATCCCACATATCTGCCATAACCTGGCAGACTTCGATAATCTCAGGCTCCATATTAGTGAGACGCATCTCTCTCGCTGTGCCATCACCAAGCCAGCAGCCGAGGAAATAGGGATCGATTGATAAATCTTTGTCGTCAGAGCCGAAGTCCAGTAATCCTGCCTTGTATCCTCGAAAATGTTCCTTCCAACGAGGAGATCGGCTAAGATACTCGGGCATTGCGATGTTGGTAACATCTGGCCAATTCGCATAGCGCCCATCAGGAGTTTTCCAAATCTCCTTTCCCTCGCGAATGCCGTAGAACTTACCACGGTCTTTCTTACAAGACTCGGATTTCTTCAGTGAAAGAACGTGGTCTGCATTAACCGTGTAATCATCGCCAGACGTTTGATGGATTGTATAAAGCGGGCCGACTCCACGAGTCGTCGCAAGAACCTTGCGCGGATTGCTGTCCGGCCCAAGCAGCAAGTCGCCGATGACAACATCCTCGACTGATTTCAGAGAGCCGTTAAACATGATAACTTGCGTCCCGATCTTGAGACACTTCGCACCGCCACGCCCACCCTTGAATATCTTAAAGCGGGTCGGCTGGAAGAGGCACTGGAATTTCTCCGGGAAAGAGAGATCGACAGTCTCGTCAAGAGGAACAGCCCCCGTAGGGGCTGCTCTTGTATCTTGCTGGCGGGGGAAGTATTGCATTAAGCCCACTTATTCATTCGAATTGGTGGACCCTGTGACTATTGCCCACCGCAATCAGCTTACGCGTAAGCCTTATCCAGCACGCACAGCCAGCGGTCGGTCCAGGTCGTTCCCGACAGAGTGGGCATATACTTGGCCGTCACCATGTCGATCGCCGCAGCGGTAGTCGTCAAGGTCTTGCTGCCACCGACGAACAGGAAGCTTGCCGGCCAGGTCGCCAGGCGACTGCCGGTGCCGTCCTGCGTGATCGCGAGGGCGAAGTCCTGCTTGGTCGTCGGAGCGGTGAAGGTGACGTTGCCCGTCAGCGTGATCTCCATGCGCGGGCCATTGTCCGCGAGGGGGGTCGTCGCCGCATACGTGAGCACCGTGGGATTGCCCGCGAGGCCCAGCATGCTGGTGGTAAGTGCGACCGACTCCGGCCCGCTACCATCTTCCAGGTTCGTATCGCAGGGGATGGTCTCGTTGCCGGTTAGCGGGAAAGTGGCAGAGTTGGCGGATGCGAGGGGCATCCCGTTGGTAAACATACCAGACATCAGTAGTCTCCGTCGTGCAGCAGGGAGTTTTGCTTTATGGCACGATGACCGCTGCGTTTGTCATCAGCCCGCCCTGCCTTCCGGCAGATCACTTCTTCGGCGGAATTACTTGTCGCACTCCTTGATCGCGCCTGCAAGGGTCTCCCCACCAGCGCTCGGCCCCCTTCCGGCAGGATTCTTCGTGAAGTACTCCTTGGAGGTATACTCCCCATTCTTCTCGCAGCTTTCACTGACCAGAAAGCCATTGTCGATCTCTCGCACGCTCTTCGAGTGATACTCGGACATGCAGCGACCGCCTGCGGGGGAGATGAGACCGATGGTGTTGTTAAGCTGGCGCTTGGCCATGGGAGCAATCCTTTGCATGAGGGCACTTGCAGGAGGAATCGTAAGAGTATTGTGTCTGCGCTGTCAATCCCCCTTGGACGGAAAACGCCTTTGCGTGGCCTTTTCATCCGCCAAGGGAACGTCTTGCCAAGCGGCTTCGCCGCTACTGTCCTCAATCCACTGCTGCTGCAGAATTCTGACCGTGTTTGCCCCCACGCGCCGCTTCACAAAGCGCAGGTAGTGCGTCGGAACGAGGGTCATAGTGGATTCCTTTCCCGCCAGTGCAGTGTGGGGATGATGTCCCGCGGACTGCTGAGGGCCACAGAAAGCTGATCCGTCACAAGTTCCAGTTGCGTTTCCCCTGATAGGTGCCGCGTAACCACCACGCCTCTGGTGGGTAGTCCGTAGCATTTCCCCACCACCGGGAAGTAAAGTCGAGAGAGTTGGCTTCGCCCCCGTTCCGTATCGGTGAGCTTGCACTCGAAGATGATGCACTCTCCTGCCAGCTTGACCAGGAGATCAGTTTGACAGTACCCGCTTCCATTGTTATCAACAAAATGAAACCACTGGCCGCAGAGCACAGCACCAGGAAAGTGCCGCTTAAGAGCTTTCGCAAAATCGTTCTCATATTTGATCCCCATGCGCTTGGTCCCCCGCAGGCGCGCGAGGGGAATGGCCTTTGGCCGCTCGCAGGCATTCGCGAGCATGAGTCCCGCAATGACGCGGTGACCCATAATCTTGCAGTGGCCCTTGCCAACAGGTCTCACGCGCCAAGGACCCTCCAGGTCTGCGGACCAACGACACCATCCTGGGCCAGCCCTGCCTGTCGCTGGCGCGAAATGACCGCACCCAGGGTCTGTGCACCAAAGCGCCCGTCGATGTCCTGCGGGGCGAACTTGAGCAGCTGCTGAAGTTTCCTCACATCTGCACCAGTGTTGCCCTTGCGGAGCGTGCGGGGCGGAGGGACGTAATTGCTGGCAGCTGCAGCAATACTTGGCGTTCCCTTTTGCGGAGCGCCAGAAAGCAACCACGGGCTTTCGTCGTCGAAATAGCGGGCCTCCTTCCGCACGGAGACGTGATTGTGGTGGTCGTGGGGGTTTTTCCCAGTGTACTTGCGCCAAATCCAGGGGTAAGGACCGGCAGCGCCAGAGGCAATCCGGCCGTTGCTGATGACGTATTTGATCCTGGGATCGCGGTTGGCAATCAGCATGTCGGAGAAGCTATAGCTGTCGAAGCCGTGCGCAGGGTCATGCGTGGTGTCGAGTGCCTTCACCACCCCATCCACGTCCGGGTTGTGATCGGAAGAGCGCGCGCTGTGCTCCGCATTGCCAATGGTCCCGTCCGAGTCCTTCTTCCGGCCGGAGTAGGCCGCGTTGATCTGCTCTCGCAAGACCAGCAGGGATTTTGCCACACGCCAAGATTTTGCCATGGAAGTCTCCTATTTCGCGCGAAGAAGCAGGATGCAAACAGCGGAAAGAATAAGCCATTGCCACTGCTCAGAGAAAACTGCCAGCAGCAGACTGACGGGAAAAGCAAGAACTAACAGCCAGATGCACAGTCCAACAAGACGAAAAGTCCAAGCATCAGTGAGCATTTGTTTCCTCCACCAGAATGCGCAGCTGTTCGCAGGAGTGCAACGCTGGGCTGCACGGAATGTAGAAGAGGCCCTGGGGAGAGGCACAAATGGCCAGTTGTTGCCAGATGGCGCGTGGCATCCAGACGAGCATGGGGCTTTCCAGGTTTCGGATAGCCTTCGGACTGATAGCAATGAAGCCGTCCACCGTGACGGCGTAGGCGCAGGCTACTTCCCGCGCGGTGCTGGACGTTTCCGCTTCGCCTGATCGGCCTTGTTGAACTCCCGTGCGACCTTCTGCGGAATTCCTACTTTCTTCGCAAAGGAGGGATTGTGCGCTGCCGCTGCCATCGTGCGCGCTTGCTTCTTGCTGGTGCTGGGCATTCTGCTGCTCCCTCATGCAACGAGTCCGCTCGCAATCATCTCACAGACGGACTCAAATTGGTGGATTGGTTTCATCCCCTCCGCAAGCCATTTGCGCTCACGGGTAGAGGCGGGTTTGTGCGCTCCGCTCCTGATCGCAAATTCCCTTTGCACAGCGAGGCAAAAGTCCTTCGCGTCTCGCTCATGCTGCGCTGCGTTGAAATTCAGGATCATGGCTTGTCCGGCGTCAAGTGCAAGAGCTGGCTGTCTTTATTCCTCATTACTTTCGTCTTACAAGAACATCCCAGCGTTGTATTAAATTATCTGTTGCAAAGTCATAATCGACTATCCTGCGTATCCAGACATTTTGTGCGCGCTCATATCCAGCAAAATACACACCCTGAGGTATTTGCAATTCTCCAAATTGAACAGTATCTCCACAGCGCTCTTTGATGGCTTCTGCCAATTCTTCTGGCCGCTCTTTCGTGCTTACGATTTGAACGAATCCATCTGCAGTAATTCTTTCACCAAAGGCCAAAGGCTTGAATGCTGTTATCGCCACTCCAATATGCAGCAAACGCTTCAGCAATTTGTGTGCGAATGGCAGTTTAGCAGAAGTGAGTTCTTCTTCAATTCTGTCTTTTATGCTTGGTCCACTGTAGATTGTCATTGTGACTTCTCCGGCGTAATGTCGATCATGGGAGCAGGACTGCGCTCGCTCCCTGCGTTTTCCAAAACGTTTGCCATCGGGGGCGCACTGACGAAGTTGATGTTGATGGCGCGCGGCCCTTGCTGCTGGCCATTGCCACCGGCCCCCTGCATCACTTTCGAGGGGGCGGAAGAGCGGTCGAGGGCATCGTTCATGATCTCACGCAGCTGGCCCGTGGTCATGGTCTTGACCTTCTCCGGATCGGACATTCGCTCCTGGATGATTTCCATTGCCATCGCGCCCAGGTTTGCCAGCCGCTCGTGCACGTTGAGGTACACGGCAGAGACCTGCTCCTTATAGTAGGCGACGAGTTCCTGGAAGGCGGGGTCACGCTCCAGCATGACGATGTACTCCACCGTGTAGCCGGTGACGACGGAGCATTCGGGGTGCTTCTTGCCCTCGGCGAGTAGGCGCGCGAGCGTGTGATGGGGCGCGCGGAGCTTCTGGATCAGCTGCCCCGGCTGGGAGCCGTAGGCCGCCCGTTTCGAGAGGGATGCGATGTCCTCGGCTGTTAGGTCGCG